TTTTAGGTGGTCTTGTTTGTTTGTATGGTTTGACCTCTACTACGTAAGTTTTGATCATATCATTCTTCTCCTTTACCTTGATTAAATAATCTGGGTAGTATTTGTGAACTCGATTATCCTTTGGAGAAACATAGGGTATGCTGAACTCCTCTGATGCCCATGATATAATACTATTATTCATATCACACCATTGACAAAACTTTCTCTCCCAGCTACTACGGCATATAATATACTTCGCATTTCCCTGATACTTATTTGGATATATTGGAGTGTACCTACTTTTTATGCTCTCGCCCATAACTTTCCTACATAATATACAAGGTCAATCTATATTTATATATGGCTATCATCCAACCACAGAGGAAATCTTTATCGATGGTTAAGGCTCAGCTTCTTAATCCAGCGACAACTTCTCATTTTCAGGTAAGTATTTCTTTTTTACAAGATGGTATAAGAGAATATCAACAAGAGTTAGGTCTTAATCTAGATCAAGGAAGACTCAACATTTTATGTTCTGAAGCGTCTCTTCCCGGATCAAGATTTATGACCGCTGAATTAAATAATAATTACACTGGTGTTAGAGAAAGACATGTATATCGAAGACAGTATGATGATCAAATCAACTTAACTTTTTACTGTGATGCAGATCAATATTTACCGATAAGATTTTTTGAATCGTGGATGAATTATATTTCAAATACAACTACCTCTGGTGATAATAATGCATCAAATGAAAATTTTAATTATAGAGTCAAGTTTCCAAAAGATTATCGAGGAAGTTTAGAAATCACGAAGTTTGAAAAAAATCTTGATGAGAGAAGAAAGACAAAAATAATGACATATAAATTTGTAAATTGTTTTCCACTTGGCGTTAACTCAATGGCAGTTTCTTATGATACATCTGGTTTACTTAAATGCACTGTGGGAATGGCCTACACCAGATATTTTATTGAAGATAGACCACAAGGAGTTATTCCAAGATTTGTAAACGCACTCTTCGGTTAACCTGCTATATAATATACTGAATTGTCATATTATGCCATTACCAAAAATTGCAACACCAAGTTATGAACTTGAATTACCCTCAACAGGTAAGACAATACAATACCGTCCTTTCTTAGTTAAAGAAGAAAAACTTCTTGTTATCGCACTAGAAAGTGAGGATATGAAACAAATCACGAATGCAATCAAAGCAGTGATTCGTGCATGTGTTCTAACCAAAGGTATAAAAGTTGAAACACTGCCTACGTTTGACATTGAATATCTCTTTTTAAATATTCGTGGAAAATCTGTAGGTGAAGACATTGCTGTCAACATCACATGCCCTGATGATGAAAAAACTCAAGTATCTGTGAATATTAATCTTGATGATATAAAAGTTAAAAAACCAGAAGGTCACTCTAAGCAAGTAAAACTTGATGATAATCTCATGATGGAACTTAAGTATCCATCTCTCAATGAGTTTATTAAAAATAATTTTGATCCAAATGATTTATCAAAAAATCCCATGGAACAATCTTTTGATTTAGTTGGGTCATGTATTGATAAAATTTATAATGAAGATGAAGTTTGGGCAGCCGCTGATTGCACCAAGAAAGAGATTACTG